TTCATAAACTTATCTATTTAGATAAGGTTGCAGTCCTATAGCTGCTCATTGGTTCATATCCTTTCATTGTGTCTATTTTATCGTTTTTGTCAACCCTATCATTTATGTTGAAACCAGTTATATATTGCAACAAAACTTAATAATATAAACACTATTTGTTGAGTTAATCTTGCTTTATCTTTTTCAATATAAGAAACATAAGACCACATAAACACAGATGTCATTAAAAATATCCAAGCTATCCATTGTAAATGAATAATTGCACTTGCCTGTATTATAGAACAAACAATACTAATACTTGCTGCCACCCATTTATAAATAGTTAAATTCATAATATTTTAGCACCTTTTATTAAGTTTTCTTTAGCCCATAAAGGTTGCAAATTAGTATAATGAAAGCATTTAACCTGTTGTTTTGGATCTGTTAAATCAAAAGAAGCACAAGGTATAATATGATCTAAATGCCATTTTCCATGATTTTTACGTGTCATCCCAGGTTTAAATGATTTTTCTAAATGAAACCATAATTGTTCTATTGTACACCCTAAAAGATTCATGGTGTTTTTAGATTTACTATAACCTTTTAAAACTTTTTGAATTCTTTTTCTTAAAATATTACTTAATTTATATTGTAGATTATTGTGATATTTATTTAATAAATGTTTTCTTATTTTATGTCTATTTTTTATTCTATATTCTTTATTTTGTTTTTGATAACGTTTTTTATGCTTTTTTTTATAAATAAGATCATATTGTTTTTTATGTTCTTTATTATTTAAATACCATTTTTTAGCATTTTTTTTACAAATTTCTTTATTTTTATTTCTATAAATAATACTATATTCTTTTCTACGTTTTTTATTTTTTAAATAATATTTTTTTTGTTGATTTAATATTTTTTCTTTATTTAAAATATAATATTTTCTTTTATATTCTTTTGTCTTTGCTTTTAACATATCTTTCTCTACGTTTTCGTTTAAGAGTTTCAACGTTAGCCCAGTAATATTTACTATTGTGTTCATTTTTATCTTTTTTATCACGATATGGCATTATTGTCCAGTCCTTTGTTTTTATAATATAATCCAACTCTTGTAAGCCATTCGTAAGTATAATTTTTAAGAACTTCTCCATCTATTACAAATTTTTGAAATTCTAATTTTGGAGTACACATTAGAATAACACCCTGTTGTATGTTTGTTTGATAAACATAATTATGAGCAAGAATATATCCGGCTAATTGTAAATAATAATCGGTTATCCACGATGCTTGTTTTGGTTTATTGCTTTGTTTCAAATCTATAATTGTTTCTTTGTCATTATATATACCCACAATATCTGTAGAACCCGCATATAAATCTGGATAATATAAAGTTGCTTCCGATCCCCAAAGCTCTGTTAATTGATTTTTTAATCCCCGTTCCACGATTACCTCTCCCATCTTCGTTGCCTGTTGACCAAGATCTGTTAAGTCTAAATGACGTTCTCCTAATAAATAACCCTCAACATAAGAATGCATAAAAGTTCCGCGATTCGCAGCTTCGTTTTTAACTCTTTCAGCTTCCTCATTTCCTACTCTTTCTTTCCATTCTTGTAATTTTTCTTTTTTACCAGATGGCATCGTAACTGAAAGAATAGTGGTAACTGATGGAAGTTTTTGTGTTTTAATGTCATAGTGTCTTTGATCATTGATCATTGAACGCATTGATTTTGGGTACGTGAATTTAAGATTGTGTTTCATAAGATAATGTTTGACTGTAAAGTTCCCAAACTTGGTCTGGTGTTTTACGTAAATGCATTGGTGTACCAATAGAATTTTTTTTCATATTACTCCATTCTAAATTTTCAATTCTATAATCACATTTATCATTATTTCTATGATGAACAACTGTATTATTTAATGGATCTGGATTTGGTATAAAAGCTAATGCAACCAATTGATGCATAGATTGTTTTTTAGTTTCTCTTCTTTTAGATGATTTTCTCATAACATAACGTTCTAAATTTAACACAGGATACCAGCTTTTATTTTGATTTATTCCAGCAGTTATTATGCCTTTTTTAAAATGTCCTCTATTATTTAATCTTTTTAATTTTTTTACATAAGGCCAAATTGGTTCTTTATATTTTTGTGGAGCATTTTTTACTAAACTAAAAAAATGATAACCACCAGTTGGGTATATAACATACGTATCAGGCTCAATAAAATTTTGTAATTCTGGTATTGTTTCAAGTTTAATTATTTCTTTATTTTGTTTCATAATACATACCTTGACAATTATTTTTTTCTAAAAAAGAATAACCAACTTCTCTAAATTGTTTTATAAATTCATTTCTATGTTCCATGTAAAACCATTCTGAAGCAGAAGAACCATATTTTTCATTATATGTTGAGTATTTTTTAAAATGATTATGAAAAGCTTTTTCTAAATTAAATCCATTCATAGATGTATATTTAAAACCACAAACATAAGTTAATCCAAAAGGATTATCTGTTCTACCTGTTGATCTTTTATTAACATCTTCGTGTGAAGTTCTACCTATTTTATAATGGTTTGTTTTATAAGGTCTTGATTCCTCAGCTAAATAAATATTAATTGTTTCACCTAATCCAACACAAGAATATATATTTTTAAAAACTTTAACTGCTCTTGCAGCATGTTTATATCTATAATGTGAATTAAATCTCCAATCTCTTCTAAAATCATTTATTGCTGATTTTAATAAATCATTCATTAAAGATAAACTTTTTGTAAATTCAATTTTTTCTTCATTTAATCTTTTTGTTCTAATTTCTTCTATGTAATTACAAACCAATGGAAATTTTTTTGGATTACGAAGTTCACAAGCTCTTACACGAGATGCATTTCCATACCCTGCATCTATTGCACATTCTTTCGCTGATTTTGAAGAATATACTAATAACTCTGCAAATTTTTTTTGTTTTTCAGTTAATCTTTTTTGTAAACCCATTAGTGTAATGTATTATGATTATAAGGTTCTATTTTTCCTGCCTGTTTTAAAACAGTTTCAATAACCTCTCTAAACTCTCCTTCATGTTTAAATACAGTTTTATATAATCGTAATGATTGAGCCATCATAGTAGATGCAACCATTTGTGGTTCATTGGTTCTTAAAACCAATTCAACCATTTTATCAAATAATTCTCCGTAGATTATCTCAAGCTCTAATTCTTTGCTTTTTTTTAATTTTTTCATATGATTTTCTTTTTTTAATTTTAATTTTAATTAATAACAAACCACTCATTCCAATACATTTTCCCCATCTTCCAACATTTATAGTTGGATAAGTATCTGGATCTTTTAAACTTTTATAATGAACTGGTTTAAATTTTATTTTTTTTCTAAATTTTTTATTTTCTGTTCTTAACCAATGATATTTGTAACCTTTTGGTGGTTGAGGTAATTCTAATGTTGTTGGTGGCATCCATATTTTTCTTGCTACATATTCTTCTTTTCTTTGCATTACATACTCTCCTTACATTTTAAAATTTTATCTATAAATTTAGTTTTAGATAAAAATTTTATTTTATTTTTTAGTTTTTTATTTTCTTTTTTTAGACGATTAATAATTTCATCTAAATCATTTGGTCCACGTTTCATCTATACCATTTAAAAATTTCTATCATTATAACTATAATAATAATTATAATAATAACTTGTGTAATTAAATTCATACCGGTAACCCCGCATCATCAATGTTCTCTAACATTTCCTCTTCTGTAAATGTTATTTCGCCTTGCGATTTACATTCTTTACATTGATATACTTCACCATAGCAATCTCTACGATATCCATTACCACCACAATCATGGCAAATAACTTTATGTGTTTTGTTTTCCATTTTTATAACCTTTTGATCTAGCGTTTTTAATAGCTAGGTGTTCTATAACTTTGCTTATACTTAATTCTGCATCTGTATATTTACCTGTTAAATACATCAAAGCATTATAAGCTTTCATGTTTACGGATACTGACTTATATTTATTTGGGTCTGCCATTTCTTCTCCTTTTGTTTATTTTGTTATGCTTTCTTGCATATGAATATGGGAATGTATATCATAAAATCAAGTGTTGCAAAATATTTATTTTTAAGGTATTGTGGACATCTCTTCTCACACCTTTTGTTTGCTCGTCCTAGTACAACTAGGACGGGCATTCATTATCTTCTTCCCTGACCTTTATATTCTTTTCTATCGTTACGTTTATTGGGGCTTTTTGAATGACGTCCTGGACGTTTCTTATTTGTTTGGGTAATAAATTTACCGTTTCCTAAACTTATTTTACGTGCCATTATTTTTTACAACTACAGATTTTATCTTCATCATTAGATTTTAATTTTACACCAGCTAATAAACCTATGAATCCCCCGATAATTGTTTGAAACGCAGGGGCTATTAATTTAAATATTTCTGCGTTGTCTACTTTTTCATCAAATAGACCAGACATAAGAGTCATAACCATACTTAATACAACAATACATAAAGTAGTTGTTACTAATGTAGTGACTACAAATGTTAATTTTTCTTTGCTCATTTATCTGTTTCCGTCATTAAACCAATTCTAGTACTATTAGTAATTGGTATATATTTAATCACTCCGTTAACATATTGTTCGGATTCCTCATTACATAAAGCACATCTATAGAAATTTTTATATAAAAACAAGAGTGGAGATAAAGAATGACAATAAGGGCAAACACCATGTTCTATTCTAGCATTTAAACTTAAAGGTATATTAGGTTTTTTTGATTTTTTTGGCATTTATTTTGTAGAACATATCATCTGAATCATCTGTCTTCCAGTTCTTATTTTCTACATTCCAAGACGAAGTCTGGACTTTATAGTCCGGCCTATGTGTAGAAGTAGTAAAACTAGGCACGTTCCACAAAATACGATTATTAGGCTGAATTGCATAATTACCGTTATCAAGAGCCAAAACATGTCCGCACTTATGTTGATCAGGTATTTCGGAATGTTCAGTATCCACGATATTAGATTCTGGATGGGCCCAATCAATCGTAAATAGATATTCACCATGATAAAACTTTTTGTTCTTGCCTAAATATTTACAACGCTGACCACTTAAAAAATCAAAAACAGTAATACTAGGGTAATAACTAAATGAATTCCATAACTGAAGATCGTCGAGATCTTGATGTTCCATCGGTGTGCTACACACATTATCGCTGTTTCTTCTTTGAACAAAAGCAGAGATAGGAAGTCTCCAATATATCGCACCGTTGCTAAGTAAACAGTGAAACAACGTTGCACGCCCGCTAATACTCCCCAAGCCAAATACCACGCAGTTTTCAGTTTCGCCTTTATGTTTTCGTAAGTCATATAAATATTCTCTCCTTATTTTACAGTATATAGGTGGTATATTAGCATTTAAATAAGACATTTAAAGCTATTTAATATCACCCCAGTTATCCCCAGATTCATAATCTACTTTATTTGGAATTTCTAATTTAATAGCATCTTCCATTATTTTAACTATTTGCTCTGCATGCTCTGGTGATTCTACTGATATATCTACTTCATCATGTATTTGTATATGTGGTATAATTCCATTTTCATATAATCTTATTAATGATTGTTTAGTCATGTCCGCAGCTGAACCTTGAATTAATCTATTTAATGCTTTGTATGTAAAAGCTCTTTTAATTCCAGGTCCATATTCTTTTATAGCATCAGCATGTTTTTTAGGTGTGCCTTGACCCCATGTAGTTGGTTCCCAAAGATCAAAGTGACAAAGTCTTCCACCCAAAGTTCTTATTCTTCCGGATTCATCTGCTCTTCTTGATACAGCATTCATTAATTGTTTTATAAAAGGAGCTTTAGCATTATATTGTGCAATTAATTTTTCTGCTGCTTCTTTCATTAAACCTAGTTCTGCCATTAATTTATTTTTACCCATACCATACATCAAACCAAGATTAATTGTTTTAGCTTGTGATCTTTCTATACCTGCCATTTTAGCAACAGCAGTATGGAAATCAGCTTCGCCACTAATGTATGCATTAGCAATTTCATCTATACCATCTAAATTTTGAAGTTTAGCATAATGAACTAATATTCTTGGTTCTTGTTGTGAATAGTCAAATACACCCCATTTACAATTTTCTTCTGGTATAAATATAGATCTAATCATAGGACCTAATTCTTTATGTCTAGCAGGTATCTGTTGTAGATTTGGATTAGACATTGAAAATCTTCCTGTAACAGTTCCACCATCATCAGATCGTATTTGATTTATATCTGCATGTATTCTTCCTTTAACTGAATGTTTAGTTATTGTATCAATAAAAGTTGTATGTGCTTTATTTATCTCTCTTGCATTTGCAATATCTTGTGCAATTTCATGTGGATGATTTGATAAAAAGTTTTTTGTAAAACTAGGTGCATTAGTTTTTTCTGTTCTATCGTAAGGTAATTTTAAAGCATCAAATA